GGGTTATGATAGCAAGATGTTCAGCAATAAGGCCACGCAAGTGGCCATAGAGCGAGCTGTGAACATTGTTGCTTGGTACCTTGATCCTGCGAATGATAGGAATTGTGTTGATGTGGTAAGAATGAGAGAATCTATTGAATGTTACTTACAGTTGTTGAAAGTGCGCACTAGTGATGTTGCTATGATTCGGCCAAACGCGTTGACTGCTACAGTTGACAAAGTTTTGGCCGAATTAAAGCCCATTGCTAGTGCTGCTACTACAGCTCTTGGAGGTACAGATATTCGTCGTGAGCCAGTTGGTTTGTGGCTGCATGGTGATCCGAGTATTGGAAAATCTTCGTTTGTTGGGCAAGCGTCCGGTCGTCTCTTTCCAGAGATGCACCCGGATGCTCGCCTATATATGAAGAATTCTTCTGATAAGTTTTGGTCAGGTTATGCAGGTCAGAAAATGATTGGTATTGATGATTTTGGTTGTGCTAAAGGTGAAACTCAAGCTACGATCAATCGAGAGATGTTGGCTCTCATTTCAACCCTTAAAGTTGGAATGAATGTTGCTGATGCTTCTGAGAAAGGAAGAATACATATGTCGTCGGACATGGTTGGTTTGACTACCAATCTTGACCCTACCGCTGAAGTAATTGGATTGACAAATCCGGATGCTTTTAAGCGGCGATTTATTTATGTGAAAGCCTTGTTGGTGCCTGCTTACGGTTTAGCCAGTAATCCCAAATTCTTGGATAGAAGGAAGTTGTTGCGACACCCTGTTGAAGAACAGGCGTGTTTGCCACACCTTCGTTTTGTTCGAGAAACTGTGATTAATGGAAGAATCGTGCATGTATCAGATCAGATGAATTTTGAAGAGATTGTGACTATTTTGAGAGCTGAATTGGCTTTGGCTCATGAGGTTTTTGTGAATATGGTGAAAGCTGCTGCCGCAGTACCAGCTGAGATGAAGCTGGCACCTGATGAGAGATTGAATGAGATTGTGAAAAGAATGCAAACAGAAGCTACGAAAGCGGAGCGCGTTGCTCAGCCCGAAGTTGTTCGGAGGGCTGAGCGCGTGCACCAGGATCGTGTTGTTGATGTGCAGATGGACAGAGATGTTGATTTTAAGGTTGCTGTTGTGGAGCCTGTTGATGTTATCCGACTTGTTTGTGGTTCCGATGCTTGTATTGAGGCTGCGCAGCATGAGGTTTTTGAACCTTATGTTGTGCGGCTTTTGTGCAGTCTCGGAATTATGAAAAGCCCGACACTGTTTTCTGCTTATGTGAATAAGCGGGAATATGTGTTGACGGCTCAAGCTAAGTTGGATAACGTTCGACATGATGGCGTCTTGGACGGAGAGAATTTGAACTTCTTTCCGCTTGAGATGGCTGCTATGCAAGCTATGAGTGTGGATATGTCTGTGGTGATATATTCCGACCCGAAATTAAGAGAAATGCTCCAATTGTGTCTCGAACAGGATTCGAGGGGAGGGGTTATGCCCCCCCCCTTTGGTCCTGGTTGGGAAGAAAAGGAGCGTACTATTTTAAGTTCAGGTCGGGCTATGACAGCATGGAAAGGCTCAGCTACGCGAGCGTTGTTTCGATTATGTTTTTTAGATCGTTCTTGCAGGCCTGTGGCTCTACCAGCCAGTATTAAAGTACTGGGTGCGTGGATCCGCAAGCATAGTGAGGATGAGATGAATGTATTGAATAATGTTCGTGAAGCTGAGGCTGTACTTGTGCGTTTGCAGCGCTATTGTGTGACCCCAAATGATCAGTTTATGAGAACTATTGAAGAATTGAGAGAAAATGATCAACCACTTACGTGGTGGCAGCAATTGCAAGTGTATTTTGTGAAAACAGCAGACCGAATAGCCTACCCGGCTGGACGTCTGATGATGGAACTGTACAATTGTGATTTTACTGTCGCTGCTCATGCTGGTGAATCAATGGCCAATATGTGGCTAAAAGTCATCATGGTTAGGGCCGCCCTGTGGGTGACTTTGATTGGTGGTGTGTTTTTGGTTGGCAAGTTGGCCACTCAGAAGGAAAAAGAGAAAGAAATTGTCGCGCAAACGTTTGCTCCAAAGGAAAAGGAGGGCCGCAACCAGCGGTTCGAATCTGACTTTACGATCAAACGTGAGCGTGGTAATAAGCATAGAGACAATGAGGCTCGTTTTGAGCGGGCTGACATGGACGGTGAAGATCGTCGTGAACGCCAGACTGACAGAGATGCCAGTAGCTGGAATCGAGTTGATGAATATATGGGTCGTGGTCTGCAACCAGCAGATTATGACCGTCCTCAACCTGGTTCCCGTGGAAAAGGAATTGCTCAAAGTAGTGATATGGCAAATGACAAAATTGCTGGTAATATGTTTAAATTGACTTTGGACCTTGGCGGAAACGCTGGGGCTCATCGGATATTTGGACTGGGTGTTACTGGTACTATTGGAATTTTGCCTGCTCACTTCTTTATGATGCGAGGTGTCAATGGAGAAATTGGCATTGTGGACATGGACTGTCCTATGGTGTTTGAACGTGGTGCAATAACTATGCATCTACGCTATGATTTTCGAAAACTTGTGCACATCCAGTGTACAGGTTGTAGTTATGATTTAGTGGGTTACGATTTTGGGACGGCTATTCCTAGCTTTCCCTCGATTGTTTGCCACTTTTCTGACTTCGAAGAGCAGAAGAAACTTGGTTGCTCTGACGTGTACTTTGACAGGTATATGAAAGAGCCCGAGATTCTTCGTGCGACTATGGTACTCTCCAAAGAGTATTATAGTATTGATCATAGCAATGATGTGAAGGAATTGTATGTGAGTAACTTTTGGAGTTACAAACCCATGGTTCACGGTGATTGTGGTTCTGTGTTGTATTGTCCAAAAGCAAAGACAATCCTAGGTTTGCATACTGCTACCGTTTTCGGTGGTGGAGGTGCAGACGTTGGAATGGCTGTGCGTGTGGATAAGAGGATCATACAAGAGATCATTGCAAAATGTTCTCGTGTGATTGTCGCCCAACAAACTTGGCCCTGTGAGTTCTTAGTTGCAACTCCGGAGACAAATATTGGTGACAGTTACGTGATTGGAAAAATCGACAATGTTCCGTTCGCGCCTAGTAAGACTGATTTCCTACCCTTGCCCTACCTGGGTGAGGATTGGTGTCCTGCTGGCGTTTACGGACCTGCTGTTCTCGGCCCTAAACATCCTATTGTTCCTGGGATCAAACGGAGAGGCATTGCTGAGAGAGCTTTTGCAAAGCTCTGTCGCACTGTTAAACCGTTTCCCCAGAAATATGTGGATGAAGCAGCCGAGAATATTGCTGATTTGTTCAATTTGTATGAGCCTTTTCGTCCACCTGTTCGGTTGACAATGTCTGAGGCGATCAATGGAGGGCTGCCAGCTCTTCAAATGATTCCCTTAGACACATCTCCCGGATTTATGTATGACATGGTTCGTCCTCCTGGTTCTGTTGGCAAGAAGTTTTTCTTTTCTCCAGACTACCCCCGTCACATCACCTATCCCCCCCTCGAAAGGGATATAGCTGAAGCGATGGAATGTTTGGAGGCTGGAATTGCCCCTTGCTGGATTGCTAATTACAATTTGAAGGATGAGTTAAGACCCTGGGCTCGTGTCTTGAGTGCCTCAACCAGAGGCATTCTTGCATCCCCAGTGTCTGAAACTATTGTTTTTCGGATTTTGTTTGGCGATTTTGTGAATTTTGTTCATTCGCACTATATTGATTTGGAGTGTTGTATTGGTATTAATGTTTTTAGTGATCATTGGCAATACCTTGTGCAGAAACATTTACGTGTTTCGAACCGAGGTTTTGCTACTGATTACACAGGACATGAGACCAACTCAACTCCCCAGATGATGGATGCTTTTGTGCATGTTGCAAATTTATTCTACTCTCGGAATCCGACAAATTCTGAGAAAGATAATAATATGCGACGTGTGCTTATGTATTCGTTGTCTTTTCACAAAGTGCGGCTGGAGCGTTTGATTTATGCTTTGGTTGGCCACAATATGTCTGGAGGTTTCTTAACAGGAGTCCTCAATTCATTTGTGGTTATGATGCATTGGCGCATCTCTTTCATCGGATTGGCTGAGGAAAATGATCAGAGATTTGCAAGTGCCAGTTTGTTCAGGCAGTTCGTTTCTTTGGTTGTTTATGGTGATGACAATGCTTCTGCAGTGTCTGGCCGTATTCCTTGGTTTAATCCCTTGAATGTTGCGAATTATCTCAGTCATTATGGGATAGTTCTTACTTCCGCTGACAAGGGCGACCTTTCGTCAGAGTATCAGGATGTCTTGCAACTTGAGTTTTTAAAATGTACCACTCTTGTGGATAAGCGTGAGCCTATCCCTGGTATAATTTATTATCCTAAAGTTGATCCTGACTCTCTAGCGAAATCTTGTTCTTGGTGGGGCTCAACCCTCACCAAAGAACAAGCCACTTTTGTTATTGGAAATGACACATTGTGCCGTGCCTGGTCTTCAGGCGCCGATGTGTTCAACATGTGGCGAGATCGTATCAAAGCTGTGTGGAAAAAAGAAGGTATTTTAGAGACGCCAATCTCTTACGCTGCCGTTGCAAAACGGTGGCTACGTAATGAGATGCCTATCTGGAGTTTTGCTGAGAGCTTTGTTGCTAACAGTGACGCCAGTGGGCCGCTTGATTCTATTTACCAACCTCGGATTGGAAAACGTATTGAGGCTCAAATGGAGGCCACTTCTGCTGTCGAAACACCAGCACCAGTTTCAACAACTGCTGCTGCGTCAGAGACCAAAGTGGACACCACCCCGCCCCCTTACAATGTGCGCGATGAGGTCAATGTGATTGATTTGCTCAAACGCTTCCATCCAGTTTGTTATCATGACAATGCTGCTGGGAGCGATAGAGCTTTTCCTCTTGCTGCGATCTTTACTCGCATACAAAGTCCGAATTTTCCGCCTGCGTTATTTCATTATTTCGCTCGCATGTATAGGCGATTTATTGGGAATATTCGCTTTAAAGTTCTTACCTCTGAATCTGGTGCTTTCTTCTACAGTGCTAGTTTCTCTTCTTCCCCGGTTGTGCAAAAACGTGTTTTGTTCCGTGATACTCCTACGTCAATGGAGCCAGGACCTATGGCTGTTCAAAAAGGACTGCTTGAAATCCAAACCCCGTTTATAACAATGTTTAACAGCGTTGTTATTCCGAGTAACGGAAATGAATCAGGTTTGCCTGCGCTCGCCGCGTGGGCCAACTGTGGTTACGTTACTTTTTCGGGGCTGGGTGACAAGTGTGTCATTTATGCCGCTCTAGGGGATGGAGCAAGGTTCTTTGATATGTACCAAATCCCCCGACTCACGCTGATAGCTAGCAACTATCCCCACGTGGGTTCAACACCCGTTTCATTGCCTGAATTTTTGCGACTAGTTTTTACTGGGGAATTCAATGTTCCCTGGTCTCAGGAGTTATTGGACTCTTTATCCATAATTTCTAGCTTAGTCACAGGTGCAGGCCCTGTTGGTGCGTGTTTTACCATGACTTTTCGTTCTGCCAATGCTCCAGATTATTTGTTGCGTCAGTTAGGCTATGATATTCGCGATGGACAATTGCGAAGTTTGCTTATTGGTGTTACAACTGAGAAGAGTGTTGATATGCATGATATTTACATGGTTCCACCATACGTCACTGTGAGTGAGTATGGTTCGGAAGTGGTCAATCCAGGCCTAAGTTGGGATTTTCTAAGTGTTGCTAGTTCTATCACAGGAACAGGCAGCACCGGACAATTCGAAACTAATGGATCTTCATTTACGGTTGGAGACTACACCGTACCTTCTTTCCGCTCAAGCCTTGGATTGCCATCCAATGTGTTTGTTGTGAAAAGTGACGACGTGACAGTCACTATCACTCCGCCGACTGGACCACTCCTAGCACCTTACGGTGTCTTTCCGGAGCGACGCATCATTAGTATCAATCCGGTCTGGTCTTTATCTCCACTTCCTATAGAGGAGAAAAAAGATTTCGTTGTGGTTCATTCCAAAGGAAAGAAAATTGTGGTTCAAGGCGACATGGGTATGAAAATGCCCGGCCAAATCACAGTCACAAGCGCTGGTTCATTGCCGAACAGCGCAAAAATTATTACTATGGGCGAGGATAGTCCTGGTCTAACTGAGATAGTTGGTAGAAAGCAATTTCTAGACACTACTTATTGGACCACTACTCACTCCCGTGGCAGTATTATTGCAAGCTATAACGTTCCATTTAGCTTGATTAGTTCAAAGGCAATGCGTCCTGCATTCGAAAATTCCATTTATTGGAGAGGAACAGCTCGTGTGACTATGCAGTTGCAGAGCACTACTTTTGTTGCTGGGTCATTGATTGTTGTTTGGGCTCCTTTGTTGGATGCTGTTCAAGCTGCTCAGGTTTACGCCGGACGCTTGTCATCAGCTCACATAGCTCGACATATGTTTTTGTACCCAGGTAACAATCCCTCAATTGATTTTGAGATTCCGTTTACCTTTCCACAATCTCACCTTGATATCAGACAACAGGACAGAACTCTTGGAACACTTCTGGTTATGGTCAGAAATCGTTTGAGAACAGGTGAGAACTCCCCGAGCGACCAAATCGCTCTGACGTCGTATGGATCTTTTATCGACAATGAATTTGCCGTTTTGAACCCGAAGACGATTGTTATCCAGGGAGGGATACAATCAAAGGTTACAAACTATAACCTAGAACATGTGATGAATGCTAGTATCGACGCTGGCTCAACACAAGATAGTTTTGCGGGTGGGAGCACTGACTTTAAAGTTCCCACAATGGACAAACCGAATGTTTGTCTTAACCCGATGCCAGCCCTTGTTAGACAGGTACCCAATCTGTGTAACAATGTTGGCATTGAGTACGCTCAAAATATGGATTTACCAGCCGCGAGTCTTCCGGTGGTTTTGCCCATAGTCACTAGCTTAGCAAGAGACGAGATGAGTCTTGAAATGATGTTCAAGACCCCTTGCTATGCTGGAGTTTTTCAAATTCTCGCATCGAACAACCCCAATGATGTTTTGTACACAGGTGACCTGTGTCCTGGATCGGAGTTTTTCGTAGCCGAAACTGGCGCAAGTATTGACTTGTCCTTGTTTTCGTTCGCCGCTCTTCCCTTTTCCTATTGGAAGGGTGGCATATCGGTTGAGCTTGAGGTGGTTTGCAGTATTTATCATACTTGCAAGCTAGCAATCTGTTCTCATTATGGTTATGAGGCAGCAGGCTTGACTGTGGACGAAGCGATGGGTCAGTACACGACCATTTTCGAAGTTGCTGGAGGAACGTCACGCATCCGCGTTGATTTCCCTTGGCGATGCCCTTCAGAGTTTAAGGAGGTTTGCAACGGCTCGTACGTCGATGCAACCCCTTTTTCTATGGGGCAGTTTTCTGTGCGTTTGTTAAGTCCGTTACAGTATAATGAAACCGTTTCATCGACGATAGATGTTAATGTGTTTATATCCGGTGGTCCCGACTTTCAGACATCATTTCTTGGCTCGAACGCCATTGATGTTGCCATCGTTGATTAAGTACTTAAGCAAGTTGAAGTATTGTTGTTCAAAAATCTTG